GTATCCAGCTTGATAACCTACTGCTGTGTTGGATAATCCTGTTGTATTGGCAAACAAAGATTGACCACCAACAGCTACGTTGTAGTAACCATTAGAGCCTGAAACACCATACATAGCCTGAGAACCCACCGCTACGTTGTTATTTGCCCCAAGGTTGTTTTGGTTATATCCAGCCTGATAACCAACAGCAGTGCTGTTAGAGCCTGTTGTGTTGGAACCAAGCGCATCTTTACCAACCGCAGTATTAGAAGCACCAGTGCTGTCTTGTAACGCTCTAGTACCAACCGCAGTATTGTCACTGCTGGTTGTGTTAGTACTAAGAGCAGATGTACCAATCGCAGTGTTGTTGCTACCTGTCGTATTAAGGGCTAGTGCGGCAACACGAGAACCAATAATACCAGCACCCATTGCTACGTTGTTATTACCAGTAGTATTTGACCATAATGCGGCATACACAGTGGAAATAAATGTACCTACAGCCGTATTTGCAGTGCCAGTGGTGTTGGAGTACAGTGCTTGCGAACCAATTGCTGTTATTCCGTTGCCCGTAGTATTTGTATACCCCGCTTGATGTCCTACAACAGTGTTGTAAGATGCTGTGGTATTGTTTGCAAGTGCGGCGGCACCAAGAGCCGAGTTGTAACTACCGGTTGTATTGCTGTATCCAGTTGTGCGACCAACATAAACATTCTCTGCGCCAGTCGTATTTAAATACCCAGTCTGAATACCTAGGGCAGTGTTGTAGCCACCAGTGGTGTTGGTATAGAGAGACTGATAGCCAACAGCAGTGTTGTCTGATGCTGTGGTGTTAGCGTTAAGGGCATTAGCACCAACTGCTACATTATTTGTGCCAGTAGTATTAGCTCCTAATGCAGTTGAACCAACGGCTGTATTAAAAAATCCCGTGGTGTTTGCTTGTAAAGAGTTATTTCCAAAAGCATTATTTGCGTAACCACTTGTAGTAAGTTTTAATGCTTCATACCCAAAAGCAGTATTTGAATTTGTAGTTGTTACTGTTGCTAAAGCATTGATACCAAAAGCAGTCGAGTTGAATCCAGTAGTATTAGACACTAAAGCACCAGCACCTACAGCCGTATTGGAAGCCACACCACCACCACCACGGCCTACGGTGATGCCGTAAACAGTCAGGTCAGTACCAGAGTACAAAAGGTTAGCAGAGTCAATTAAGTTACCGCCAGTGGTTGTGTAAACCACTCGACCAGATGTCAAAGAAGAGTCGGTAAGGTTTGCCGCTACAAGTGTAGTGCCATCAAAGGTCAGATTGGAAGAACCAGCCAATACGCCAGAACTGTTGAACTGAACCTGAGTGTTAGAACCACCAGCCGCACCAGCCGTGGCTGTACCAACAACCTTTACATAGTCTGTGCCGTTGAAGTAAACAAAGGCTGTCTCGCCTACAGCGATAGAAACACCAGTCTGGCCTGATGCTTTAAACGTAACGATACCGCCCGTAGCAGCGTTCACCACTGTGTATGTCTTGCTGTAGCTTGGGCCTGTGACTACCTTGGCGACTGTCAGCGTACCTGTAACCCGCACGATGGCAAACTGGGCTGTGACTGTGCCCGCGCCTGTCAGACTGGATGTGACATTAGAAGCTGAAGCGTCACCAGTGGTGTTAGCCAGAGTTACCGCGCCATCACCTGTTAGAGTCAAAGTACCGGCAATGGCAATATTAATGTACTGCGTTAGACCATTGTTAACGGTATCGCCCCATGTGCCGGAGAGTTCCCCCTGTACTGGTAGAGCTAAACCTAGTTGTCCTGTTGCGCCTGTAGTCATTTAAAACTCCTAATTCGTTGAAACATCAGCCCATGCCGCTGTCTGTGTATTACCAATAGTCTGCCAGCTTGCAGTCTGCGTGTTACCAATATTCTGCCAGTTTGCGGTCTGCGTGTCATCTATAACACTCCATCCAAACGCCTGTGAAAATGCGTTAACCGCTCCAGTTGCCGATACGCCCGTTAAGGCTATTGACTTGTTAATTCCTACCGACCCAACTGCGCCTATTGCAGCTACACCCGTTAAAGCCGGAGAATGCAAAACACCCAGTGTTCCAACCGCACCCGCCGATACCACACCTGTCAAAGCTACGGAGAACGCTGGAACCACCGTCCCAACAAACCCGCTGGCAAAAGTCCCATTCTCAACAATAATGTACGATGGTACGACCGTTCCTACATCACCCGTTGCCGATACACCCGTCAGAGCTATCGCTGTACTACTTACTACCGTTCCGACCTCGCCGGTTGCTTGAACACCTGTCAGGGCTATTGCTTTTTCAATACCTACTGACCCTACGGCTCCCGTTGCCGCTACGCCTGTGATAGCTGTCTCAGTGCTTGCTACAACCGTCCCAACCAACCCAGATGCCGTTACACCTGAGAGAGCTACCTCAACACTTACCTTTACTAACCCAACTGCGCCCGTTGCTTCAACGCCCGTGATGGCAAGTTCACCGCCGCCCCAGACACTACTACCCCATGTACCATCGCCCCATCCAAGAGACATGACATCAAGTTGTAGACAAACGCAATAACGCAGTTGTCGTTGAACTTGTCGGCATCGTCAACGTAAACACCCCAGACGTAATGGTCTGGCTGCTGAATGTGTGAACGCTAACCGCTGTGTCGCCCTGTGTGGAGTTGTAAATCAACACCGCATCAAAAGCAGCAAAGGTTACAGGTGTTGCCGTGGCCCCGTAGACAATACTTGCCGAAGGAGTCCAATAAGCCACCCCTGCGGTAGCTGAAGCATTGGTAGCTACAGGCACATTGGCATTGGTAATTACCACACCACCAGCCGAATAGTTTGCTGACGATACTTCATTGCTCGCACTGTATACCGTAGTAGAAGCATTTATTGTTGCCCCGACAAGATACAAAGCTGCTTTAAACGTGTCTACAGTTGGGGCAGTCAAACTACCCCTGCTGGTCAACGTAATAGTGCCAAATTGGTGACCGCCATTCAATAACTGCCCCATGAAAGAGGTGCACATACTTTGAGTATTCGCCATGATTTATCCTAGTGATGCTGCTTCAAGACCCGCTAACATGGATTTTTTCAAAGCCACATGAGCAGAACGATGTACTAATTCGCCGTCCAACCAATACTCCACCCATGTGGTTGTTTCGTTGTCATTATCCAATGAACCTTCACGCTTTTCAAGCAATGATTCGTCCATGTCACCTTTGGTTGTTGTAACAATCAATTTGAACTCCTAATAAGAGCCGCCGTAGCTGAGTTGGCAGGCATTGTGATGGTGAAATTTGTAGATGTTTTGTCAGACCCGAAGTCCAGCACGGCAATAGATTTATTACCCTGCGTGACGTTATAGATCAGCGCACAACGGGCAGTTACTGAGGCGTTAAATACTACATCAGCAAAGTCTACAAAAGCTGTATACCCAGAAGAGCTAATAGTCACGCCCGTAAGCGTTACGCCACCCGCCACGTAACCGCCACCCGTTACCTCTGCGGTTGTCGTGTAAACGGTGGTTGCCTCGTTTAAATCAGCCGCAGCCGTGTACAGGGCAATCTTTAGCGTGTTAGTTGCTAAGTTATGAACGCCTGTGTATAGCTCTGTTTTAAAGCTAGTCGTTTGGGTTTGGACAATACTACTCATGAAACAGCCACTCTAACCTGACCATCACGATAAGCATCGGCACGTTGCTTGCCATCTGACAAGTTTTTATACAGAGCAATAGCCTGTACGTAACGTTGTTGGGCAAGAGCCACCATATCCGCTTCACCTTTCATGTAGGTGTAAGCCTCACAGATAGTTCCATACAACAATACAGAATCAAAGTTATCACCTAGCCATGTGGTTCCGGCTGTGACAATTGACTCGGGATAATAGTTGTAGTGAAGCTCTGCAATGTATGCGGCACTTGGAGTAGGCCCAACAATGAACGTCAATTCATTTACATTGTCTGACCGTGGGCCAAAGATTGCGTAGTGTTTGGGTTCACTGACCTGTGCAGACAAGGGATAAGCTTCACGGATGAAGTTAACGTCCTTGTTCAAGAGATACAAGTAATCACCTTGGAAGACAATAGAGCCTGATACCGTACCGCTATTTGCAACAGTTAATGTGATTGTGGTTCCAGCAATGCTACGAACCTGTGCATTAGTGCCAATCCCTGTCCCAGTTGCCTGCTGGCCCACAGCAATACCTGTCGTACTAGCCACCACAATTGTTTTCTGCCCAGATGTTCCTGTAGCAGTTGTAGTGTTATACGGATATACGGCAAGGCTGTATACAGACAAAAAGTCTAATGGACACTGAAGGTACTTATTGCCAGTGGTTAATGCGCCCGTCACGTTCTTTCGCAAGTTAGCAGGCTGCGCGGTGTTATAGATGCGCTGCTCCGCCTGACGAATGAACGTATTCATATTGTCAGTTGGGAAAGAGTTCTCGCAGTAATCGCTTACCTGCGTGACAAGCTCACTGTAATTCATGCCATCGGGCCTCTAGACATAAAGCCTTTAGTAGCCGCGCCAGCACCACGCATTTTGATACCAGTTGTCTTAGCTGCTGGCTGAGAACGACGATAAACGTTACCAACAGCCATGTTGACTGTTCCGGCATCGCTGTGGTCAGGGCCAGATCCGGGATTCTCAGAAGCTTTAACTTCTTTGCCGGTCATTGTGTGTGGCTTTGCATAGACCTTGGCATCGCCAACTTCTTTACCCATCATTTTTTTGCTGTATGTAGCCATGATTAGCCTCGCTTCTGATTGGCAATCTTTGCCAAGTTACGACCCATTGATTTCATATCGGCGTTGGTTTTACCCTTACCCTTACCTTTTCCGCCCATCATTTCTTTTTGGGAAGGGCCACTGGTAGGGAAAACTTGAACATCAGTCTTACCCTTTTTAGCAATGCCGTCGGCTGATCTTGTGTATGCCATGTTTAAACTCCTTAAGATACCGTTACTGTACCAACAAATGTCGTTGCCACCAAGTAGTTTGGTGTTAATTCCGCATCAAAAAACCTAGACCCGCCAACCGGATTCCAGCCCCACTGAATGTCTCGCGAACCACCAGTCAAACTACCAATACTGTTTACGCCTGCCGTAACGTATGTTGTGTCCTTGCGTGGATTACGTAAAGCCTGCGGATCATCAACAGGAAATGTACCAAGCATTAATTGCGGCTGATCAGGATCCCAGCACTCCGGACAGACCAACAGTTGATACTTACGCTGCTTAATAATTTCTGTCTTAAGCTTTTTAAGTTTAAACTGCTGCCCACAGCGATCACACATGGCAATCGCTATTTTGCCGGATGCAAACCTATTCCCCATTACGTACCACCAATAAACATCTGACGAGGCACAAACCTTACAGCAGCTTTTTCACGGTCTTCACCGGCTGCAATTTCAAAGGTCTCATCGTAAATCTGTTTGAGCATCTGAATGCGAGGCATTAAGTCTGGTGTCTTAATTGCAATGTGATACGCCAGACCTGCCACCAAACATGGCAGGAAGCGGAAGTTCATATCTGAGGTCTCCATACCAGCACCCGCATCCTGCACTCGCCTTAAGCGCCAGTACACGAATTGGTAAGGAGTGCTGTTATCAGGTGTAGGCCACACAGTAACCGCAGGAAGCTGCGGGACAAAGACTGCTGTGCCATCTGCCTGAGCGGCGGCTGTAGTGTTGTTCTGACCACGGTACACACCACCGAGGGTATTCCCTGATATGTATGTGTAATATATATCTTCTGTGTTTAAACGTATAAAGCCTGCTCCGGCTAACCCAACCACCGAGTTAAGCGTGATCGTTGTTGCCGTGGAGGTAATGGCTCCGTCCAAGACCGCAGTCGTTGGATTAGTTTGTCCAGAAAGACGCTGAATCCAAACTTGGATTGGTCTTGCTTGTTGTAGTTTGTTCGGAATGGTCGCATAAGTAGACACACTAATACGTGTAATGGTTAAGTCAGCCTGCGTAGAAGAGGTGTTCTGCCCTGTGCGGATGACATGCTCAAGCAAGTCAATGGTATCTGTAGGTAAAGCATACGTGGCAAGTCCCGGAGTAAGGTTGATTACACCCTGCTCCATAGTCCACATGTTAATCCCTTTGTTCTGCCACTCTATGGTCATTAGGTTCATAGACCTACGTGCTGTACGTAAGTCATAACCTGAACGCATTTCCCGCCCAGCCCTCTCCCACGCTTCCTCGGCAATCTCCGTGAAGTCCATATTGAAGAGCGTTGAGCCGGTAGTGGTCATCTAAATCCTGCCGTTTTCTTTGCTATCGTTTTTGGTTGGGCTACAAACTGTTTGCCCGCCGCCTTGCCTGCGCGTTTGGCTTTGGTTGTAGCTGCGTACTCAGATGATGATAAAGACTTGATAGCCGCTTCGGGCAAATACCGCTCCCCCGTCTTGCTAGACGGTTTGCCAGACTTAGTGCGCCATTTCTGGTCGCCCCAATCTTTAAGCGATTTCTGAGGGGCTTTCAATCTCTATATCCTCCACCAGCTTCCTTGTATTTTTTAGCTACAAGTTGAGCTTTACGAGCAGACCATTCACCAGCGCCTGTACCATGAGTTGCCGCAGCTTTTACCTGAGACACAATTCTCTTACGCAAATCTGGCTTGGTGTAGTTACCAGCAGCATTGACTTTACCGCCTTCAGCGTACTGCGTGAAGTCAGTGTCATCACGGCGAGCTTTACGCTTGCCTTTGGACATTTTGCTAGGGAGCATTGCCCCCATTCCACGGCTTGCCATCATTTTGGATTACCTTTGGTTTTTTTGGCTAGAAACAATTTATCAACCATTTCTATCCGCTGAGGTTTAGTTGTAACCTTGTTAATAATACCCAACCGTTTAGGCTTACTCGCGCCGTAAAACCCAGCCTTTTTTAAAGACTTAACTACTTTAGCAGCAGGTTTTACGGTTGCCATGTCAGCACTTTCCGCCGTAATTCATCTTAACCATTGTGCCTTTGGTCTTGCCTTTAGTGGCACAACCATCTGCACGGCTAGAAGCTGAATTAACAGAGCCACCGCTCTTCATGCCTTTAACACGATTTTTTAATAGTGCTTCTTCTTCAGGACGACGACCACTTCTAATATTTTTGGGGTCAATAAGTCCTTCGTCGTCAAAACGAGGGCCACTTCTAATATTAGATGGATCAATAAGTTTAGGAGTAGGAGTTTTTTCTTTACGGCGTGTCAAACCTTGTTTGGCATTTAAATAGTCACGCAAGTTGTCATAGCCTGATTTGGCTAATTCTTCCTTGGTAACAACTGCTGGCTTAGGTGCTTTTACAGTTCTACTGGAACCGGGGCCACCAAAACCTTTATTCCCAGACTCAATAATTTTGCCTGCATCTCTTGCGCCTTCAGCTTCAGCCCGCATACGTTCTTTGGCACTGTTGATACGCATTTCAGCTTGACCTACGTCATACGCCTCTTTCATACCCTCATTGCTATCGCCAACGGCCTCACCAATATTTTCATTATCAGGTAAGCTAACTTTCATAATATTCCCCTTAGCAGGCTCTGCCGCCCTTGGTCATCTTAATCATTGTGCCTTTGGTTTTACCCTTAGACGCGACACCATCTCGAGTAGCGGAAGTTTTGACTGAACCCATCTTAGATGGGGCCATACCGCCAGCCTTCAGACCTTTGTGAGCCTTAGAAGCTGGCATCCCTGCATGTTTAGCCAAAGCTGCTGGCATTTTGCTTTTAGCCATGCCGCCTTTAGCCATCTTGCCTTTGCCGTCAGCAGCAAAGTCAGGAACCATTTTGCCGCCCTTGTTGACCATAGTCATACCACCGTCTGCGTATCCACCCATATTCATCTTTTTCATGTCGCCACCTTTAGAAAATTTACGGCCTTTATCAGCCTCTGAAAAATCCTTTCCCACGGACTGTGGGACTCCTGCTTTCTTGGCGAACGATGGGTTATGAGCCACCGCTTCCATGAAATTGTGCTGCTTTTTACTTGTGCTTGGCATCATTTCCCCGCTGAAAGAAGCTGGTCAATTTTTGCTTCAAGTTTGTTAAAGCGTTGGTCAATGTGGTTAGTAATTTTGTCAATTTCTGCTTGAGTAACGTTATCACGGGCAACCTCCTCACGGGTTTTGTTCAACAGGATCGTGACACGAGCCAGCTCCCTGAACTTTTCATTCATCATATAACCTAACAATCCAATCACTAAGGACAGGACGGCAGACCAAGCGGTGTTTAGATCTAGCACATCCGACCTTTAGTTTTGCCGCGCTGGGCTATACCATCTGCGCGTTTAGAAGCAGGCACCTTTCCTCCGCGTGAATAATCATCACTCATCTTTGGAGTTCTATTGCTACTACTTTGGCGTGGAGAACCAAAATTTAATTGACCTGTTATTTCCGGCTCTCGTTCTCTTTCTTTGTAATCTTTTGCAGAACGTGAACCAGTAATCCGATCAAAAGTATATTTCTCTTTAGGTTTAGCGCCGCCAACACCGCCGCTTGTCGGTGAGGAAGAACCGCCGCCGCCACCGCCACCACGATTTGGATCGTATTCGTTAATACTGCGTTTCATAACACTTCCTTAACAGTTCCAAGCTCTAAGAGCTTTGTTGATCCGTGAGTCTGGGTCGTTGGCGGTTTTGGCAGAAGTTAGTTTTTTCTTCATGCCACTCATCCTTGCACAAAAGGAGTCGCGCCGTGAGCCGCCTTCCGGCTGGGGAGGTTTCAAGTTCATACCTTGCGCTTTCGCGGAGGCCCGACCCTTGGCGTTCAAGCCGCCCTTCTCGGACTTGCCTTCTTTCCTCTGCCATGCTGGTGATTTAGCCATAATAAATCTGCGCCGCGTCAATTGCGCTCATGTAGGCATAAATCCCATTGACCGCCAACACGCCTTCACCGGGAATAATGGGGGCGTTTTGGAACTCGTCTGATGAGTGCGTTTCGTAGGTCATCAGCCAACGATTTGCGCCACTGACATAAACGGCTGCTGGAGAACCTGTGATATTCCCAGTATTGATGTCTGTGATCGTAAACGCATCTGCGGTTGTTACAGTGATGGCGTAATTTCCATCAGTGGCAGCACCACCTGAGCCACTGTCAAAGTGAATACCAACAACAGTGCCGGTTGTTAACCCATGCGCAGTTTTTGCAATTGTTACGGTTGTGCTGTTACGACCATAAGTTACGCTTGAAGTTACTGGGGCTGTAGTCGTATCAAACAAAACCAAAGTTCCGCTACCGCCGTAAAAAGAAACGCCTTTTACACGGTTGCGCCCAAGCACAAAAAAACCGCTTTGGTTTAAATGTCCTTGTTTTACGTCATATTGCATCGTCATGTTGTTGCTCCGGTTCTGGTGCGTCTAACCTGTTTATAAGCATCTTGTACGCTTGGATTGTGGCTTGAGCCTGAATCAAAAAGGTTTGGGCCTTCTGCGCTTCAGTCTCAAGTTCACGAATCTCAGACTCCAAGAATTCCTTGGTGATCTGCATTAGGCTACTGCGCTAGCAACAACCAAAAAGTAATCAGCACCGGCAATACGAACTCTAAGACCGCCAGCCAAAGTGCTTGAGCTAGTAGCCGCAGTGAACAAGCCTGTACCTGTACTAACGTTCATCAAGCGAGTCATCTTGCCTGTGCCAGCACCCGAGTCAGTTACGCGGATAAAAGCACTTTCAGCACCAAGAGTTGTGCCAGAAGCAAAGTCAGTATCCAACTGCAAAGCAGCCAATGTACCGCCGGGGGCGGCAACAGCAGCACCAATGGTTGCACGGATTGCGTTAGCCGCACCAGAGATCGTGCCGCCTGTGTTAATTGAAGTAGAGATATGAGCACCGTTGATTGTGCCGCCTGTAGCGCCGTTAGCACCCGTTACTCGGGTCAAAGCACGAAATGTTTCGCCTGAACCTGTAGAGGTAAAAGTCAACCGGTTATACGACAAACGTGTATCGCCAGTGGTGGCAGATGTCGTAGCGTAAGATTCAGAAATATTGCCAGCAGTTGTTACTGCAATGGGGGAGGTTGCTGTGCCGCCGATAAAACCGTTTAACGATTTGACTGGGCCGGAGAATGTGGTCAATGCCATGATTTTTCCTTACATACAAGTTAAGTGCATTAGTCTGTATGTCGTCAGCCGGGACTGTCTAATGCACCGGAAAACCCCGGATGTGTATTTATACCACTACGTTTAAACCAATGCAACAAAAAAGGGAGCCGAAGCTCCCCTTTTTTTTGATGCCTATTAAGCGCCGGGTGAACCGAACACGCCCAAAGGATCTGACACGCCGAAGCTGTAACGCTCACGGGCTTTGTAACGAACGTTACCTGTGTCAAAGTCACCGTCCATGCCTGTAGACATGGGGGTACGCACGAAGTGCTTCAAGCCGTTAGGCACATCTGTACACAGGAACCAAGCATTGGTGTCTGTCAGATAGTGGTTAACGGTGTAGCCTTCAGGGATTGAGCCGTTGTTCTTCAATGCGTTGATGTCATTGTCGGCTGTAGAAACACGAAGTTCGGTTTCCAGCAAACGTGTGGCAACGAACATCAAAGCAGGAGGAACAATCAACTTCCTAGGCTTTGCAGCGATCAGCAAGCTACGCTCATCTGTCCAAGCAGCGATCTGAATAACAGCGTTTTCCAACGATGTTTCATTCAAGTCGGCAGGAGTAGATGGTGTGTTGCTGTTAACTCCACCAGAAACCAAGGGGTGCTGCGTCGAGAACAAAACCTGACCGTCACCATAGGTGGGGTTACCGGAACCAGTAAAACCGGTGTTCAAGATTGCAGCAGCTTTAACTTGCTTGGTGTAAGCCATACCACGGGCCAAAGCCTTGGTATAACGTGAAGACAGGCTGTCATACAAGTTATCTTCCACAGCTTCCTCTGTGATGGAAAAGCCCATCGCAATGGTTTCGTGAGTGTAACGTGCAGTCCATGCTTCCTGTGCATTGTCATAAGCGATGGCAGAACCCTCGTTTTTGACTGGTGCAGCAGCAAAGCCAGACAGCTTTGTCTCTTCTTCAAAGCTACGCTCAGATGTCTCTGTTTCGTAGATCTCTTTGTGCTCTTCGCCGTATTTAGCGTACTCAAGACCGAACAAAGCGTTCAAGCCGGGGAGTAATTCTTTGAGCAGTTGTGCGCGTGAAATAGCCATGATTTAGCTCCTTAGATGCCAACGGCGTTGCTGAAGGCGTGTGCGCCGGGATTGAACTTAACCAGAACATCTGGGAAAGCGTCAGTCACAGGAGATGCAAAGCCGATAATTTTAAACGCAGCAGCAGCGGTCTGAGTGGTTGACTCTAATGCGCTGGTCGAGTTACCTGTACGGGTAGAACCTGTAGAAGTGGACTGTACGGCAGCAAAGAAAGTGTTAGCACCAAGATCCGACTGGTCAGCAACGCCGTCCAGTTGCGCTTGGAAAGTTACGCTGTCATCCGTTACAACATACGCAGTTACCACGCCGGTTGTGCCGGAGGGGTAGTACTGACCGTAAATTTGCTGGCCTTGTGCGTTAATGTACGAACAGCCTACAAACACGCCGATAGCACCAAGATTATTACCACCAAGGTTATTGGTAGTCAAATCTGCGCCGGTAGCGGTAGACAAAGCAATATAACCGTCAGCGCCGATGATAACAACTTGTCCATAAAACAAGTTAGTACCTTCGCCAGCAGGATCGATTAAGAATTGACTCGTAGCGCCAGCATAGGGCATGCCGTCGATACGATTTATGGGTCGTAGCCCATAGGGTGCAGCAGTAGTTGCCATTTAAGACTCCTAAAAAATTAAGTACCTTTTCCGAAAGTGACCGTGGACTTACGTTCTTTGAACATAGGCATCCTCGGATCATTCTCGCGCATGTATGTATTGTCAACTGATTCCATTTGCGCATCCGCTTGTTGGCGATAATACGCATTACGTTGTTCAGTAAACTCTACAGGTGTTTTGCAAAGCAAGAGACCACCTACCTCGATACTGTCTGGAAACTTTGCCGCAGCAGAGCTAAACAAACGAATCTCGGGATGATCAGAGGCTCTAACGGGTTCCCAACCCTCGGCAAGCTTAGAAGAATAATTGGTTCCATCGTCTTTACCTTGTACAGCGATACGAATCCACCGATATTTGTAGCCTTCTTCCGCGATTGGATCGGGGAGAAGTTTAGGAGGCATCCATTGTTTTGGACGTTCCGCTACTTCGCGGGTAGATAGATCACGACTAGGACGTGCAGATTTTTCCATAATTATTTCCTCATTTCTTCAGCAACCTTACGGGCGTACAGTTCCAAAGGAACTCCCAACCGCTTGGCGAGATTCACTTGCGTCTGCGTTAGCACGATCTTTTTAGGCGCTGTGCTACGGGTAGCCGGTGAAACAACATTGGACTTGGTTCGCTGAGGTTTCGCATCAGCGGATTCTCCGGCTCCAACTTGGTCGGGGAATCTTTCACGGATGTCAGTGTCAATACGACGATAGTATTCATCACTGCCAACCCTAATACCATTCTCAACAAGTTCCTCATGTAGCCCTAAAGCATATGAAGTCATGCGTTTGTTGCTTCCAAACCACTGATTTTGGTCTTGCCACGCTAGTAGTTTTTCGTCAACGGGCGCTGCCTGTTGAGGTTGTGGTGCTATTTGTACAGGAGTTTCTTCCTCTTGTAAAGGGGCGGGTCTAAAATTATTTACTTTGTCTGCGCGGATTCTGGCAGTAGTGAGTGCTTCCTGAGCATCCAACAACTTATCAGCATCTCCAGACTCGTAAGCTTCTTTATAGAGCCGTTTAGCTTCTTCAATCTCGGAGTTAATGACCTTCTTGGCTTGTTCCAAGAGAACAGTCTGCCCTTGATTGACGGAGCCTTTGAGCTTTTTGTTTTCTTCAAACATTGCCTGAGCAAGGCGAAGAGCCTCTTCTTTTTCACGCTCGGCAGACTCTTTGGCTCTGCGTTCTTCGTGATATCCCTTGGTGAAGTGTTTAAACCTATTCTTGACGCTCTCAGAGTAGGTTGCTAACTCTTCTTCTGTAGGATCTTGCGGAGCTTCCTTCATTGGAGTGCGGTAACGATCCTCTTCCGGGGTATCGTCTACGACTTCAATTTCAGGGGTGTCTCCTTCTGGAGTTACAACTTTCCCGCCCTTTCGGAGGTTATCTTCCTTTTCATCAGGAAACTCAAATTCTGTTTTTTCAATTTCAGCCATGATTTTTCCTTAGTTAGGTCGCTGGATGCCGCGAGGGTCTTGCACAACTGCCTGAATAGAATCGTCGTTAATTAATCTCCACTCCGTTCCGTGAATCTTCATGCGGGTTCCCGTGTTAGGACGTACTAACACAAAGTCTCCCACTTTGCAGGCTGGGCCTGAAGGGAAGCGGGCTGCGTCTTTAAACGCATCGGGGCCAATCTTGGCTACAAACAGCACGGGGGATAAAAGCTCCTCGTGAAGAATTGCAGTTGCAGATTTAAGGATCCCTGTTTCACTGTATTCATCTTCTGCTTTTGGAAGCATACAAAGAATGTGGTAAGTAGCCGGATCAGGCACTTGTTTGGCTTTCTCTTCAGGGGAGGTGTTAAGCACTCCACTGAGATCTACCGCACTGACATCAAATTCAGTCATCGTCATAGTCTTTCGTTTTACGCACAAGGTCAGCAAGTTCATACTGCGCGGTTTGCAGACCTCGGATTGTCCCGCACAGTTCTTTGTAGTGATCGTGGGATTTAGCACCACCACCACTGACAACATCGACTAACTGCTTGACATGTTCATCAAGCTTTTTGTTTAAACTCTCAAGCAGTTTGTCCATCATTCACCCCCGGTACGTTTTGCGTTTAAAAGCATCTGTAAAAGCTGTTGTTTAGCCTGCAAGTCCTGCGTTTGTTGGTTGTGTTCCAACTGCTGCTGATGTTGTTGTTCAGACATGCGCATTTCTGCCTGTTTTTTCATGGCATCAATTGCAATGTCTTGCTGGGCTTTTTGTGCGGCAGCAGCAGGGTCTTCGCCTTGTGCGCCTTGCATCTGCGCCATTTTGAGTTGAAGCTCTGCCTGCTTAATAGCCAAGTCGCCTTGAACTTTCTGCGCTTTGGTTTGAGCATCTTGTTGCTTGATTTGCAACTCGGCTTGCTGCATCTGCATGACGGGGTCTTGCATCTGCTGTTGGGCTTGCTGTTGGGCTGCTTGGTTCTTGTTGATGTCCAAGAGTTGTTTTGCCGCCTGTGCAACCAACTTAGACAACTGAACCTCAACATCCTCGGGCATCTCAATGTTTGGCATCGGTAGAGTAGCGCCAAGGCGTTGCTCAATCTTGGTTCTGTACTGGAAGGCAATGTGTTCAGCTACGTGGGCCATGATTGCAGCCTGCATCTGTTGAGCCATTGGGTTTTGACCCATCTGACCCATCACCATAGGATCCTGCATCATTGATGTATGTACAGCAATGTGAGCGTCGTGATCTTGGTAAATGAATGCTTTAGTTGGCTTTCCAGTCAAGAAAGCCATGTTCTCTGAGATTGGATCTCGTGGTGTTAGATCATCATCTACAGGTACAAGCTTATCCGCATTCTTAACGCCTAAGACTTCAATCATCTGGCGGTGCAGCAAAGGGAGGTTGTAGATCTGTGGAGCGCCTTGTGCCAACTGAATGACAGCCTGATACTGCATGATCCGTTGAGCCATCGTGGCTGAATTAGGATCTGATACGGGGATAACATCCACCATGTCATAGTCAGCCCGTTTAGCTTGGGGCGTACCAAACACAGGCGTGTAGTCGTAATCCTCCGGCATGTAGTCACGGATGATTTCTTTGAGCAGTTTAAACTCTTGCTTCATTGAATAATGAACACGAGCCTGCACCGCAGACATTGTCTTAAGCTGGCGCTCAAGTAATGCTAAAGTTGTACCTACGGGAGAGTTAGCTGACATATCGCTGATGTTCATATCTGCGATTGATCCGAGTCTCCTGCCTTCGTCTGTGATCTGGTTCAAGAGAGCCAAGAGAACCTGAGAAGGTTCTTTGTATGGCAGGGCCATGATGTTCTCTTTGACTGATCCGCTAGGAACGTCTACATCACGGAACTCACCCGGCTGGATGGGAGTGTCATCTCCTTTGATTCGTAGTCCCCGAGTCTTCAAACCTCCGGGCAGATTAGACAGAGTACCCGCGTCCACCAACTGACGAATAATAGATGTACCCGCACGGGCATAACCACCGATCAGGTGGATAAGACCTAGACCATAAGCTCCAAATCCGGGCACGTAGGTGTACTGGACAAAATGCTGGCGCTTAAGCTTGTGTTTGTCGTCTTCATCCCAGTTTCTGCGGATGGAGAGAATCTCAGTCGTACCTCGCTCTAGGGTAATGACGTAAGGAAGAGCAATGCCGTCTTCATCTTCATAACCGGGCAGGTCGTAGTCTACGTGGATCTCATAGATCTGGTAGCGGTCGTCGTCATTGAGGTTGTAGCCTTGGTCTTCGGCTTTCTTCTTCTCTACGTCAGTGTAAAACTGAAGAGGTTCTCCAAGTTCTTTGTCTAAGTAAAAACCGGAGACTTGAAGCTTGCGAATGTCATTTTTTGTCTTGCGCATGATGTGAGTCACACGCTCGGAAGTCATGGCACTAGAAGCACCGTAAGGAATAATTACATCCTCTGCGGGGATGAAAATAGAAGCTTGACGGCCCAAGGAAGGATCGTAGTAGACCTTTTTAAATGCTGCGCCAGCCAGACCTAGAGAGTACAGAAGGCGTTCATGCTCTGGACGATACTCAGGCATACCTTCCGTCAATCTGTAGTTCATGTCATCTTTGACACGCTCCGCAGCCTCTTCCTTAAGTTTATCAATTGCACCAATGATTTCCGTTTTGACAGGGCCTTGAGCCGGGAAAGTCTCAATAATCGTTTCACTTTGAAACCTGACCGCCGCTTCAGTAAGTACTGTAGAAAAAACTCCACAGGCTCCGAGCCAAGGTTCTGTTCGTTCTTCATACTTCATCCCCAAAACATCAAGACCTTTGACATACATCTCCACCCAATCTTTTCGGGAGTTAACGTCTGTATCAATCATTTCAATTAGATCACTGGAAATCTTTTGAAGTTCACTGTCATCCATGTACTCTGCGAGGTTGTCGTCAAAGTTTTCCTCTTCCTCGGTCTCTGGCATGAGGTCAATCTCTACGCCGTCAATACCAATCTTAAGACCCTCGGGGTTGACAATCTCAATCTCCATTGCCGGGCTGTCATCCATCTCCAAAGCGTTTAAACCTAATGGAGCGGGATTTAATGATTGTTCAATGCTCATATTGTTCCTTAGTAGTACTCTACTTTTCTACGACGGTAAAAAGGTTCATCTTCTTCATCAGAATCAATGGAGATGAAACCTCCCAAGCGAAATCGCATCAAAGCCTGACTGCTTGAGTCAACAAGGTCGTCGTGGTCTCCATTAGGGAAAGAAGCCAACTCATCCATCACTTCTTCAGCCCATCGGGTTTCAGGACACCACACCATGCTAGATTCAAACAAAGCAGAGATAGCGTTTACACGCGATATCTTATCGTTTCCTTTGCCCGGCGTATACTCCGCAACCGGAATTCCCATCTTTCTCATCTCGTAGATCAACGGAGCGCCTGCTGCCCGCTTCTCTACAATCAAAGTGTCGGGTTCATATTCCTTGTATATCTCTAAAGCCTTGCGCTTTAGATCAGGGAACTCCATACGCTCCTTGAATGCGTCCAGAAGGATGATGTTGGCCTTCAAATTCCCCTGTTTGTCGGGATGTTGGAAGACACCCCACGTTGTACAGGCTGAATAGTCTGCCCTATTATTCTTTTCAAACGCAGTATCCCAAGATTGAATGATGTATTCGCACTCAGGGGGTCGTTTTTCCTCCCAAATCATCCAATGTTCGCGCTTAATGATTGCGCCTTCCTCGGATGTGGGGTTCTGTTGGTACTGCGCTTCCCATTTAGAGACGGGAAGCTCGGCTTTCAAGGCTTCTAGAGCTGTTTTAGACCAGAATCCGGGCCATAAAGGGTTCCCGTTGGGCATAATTGCGGGAAAATCAATGACTTCCCACTGATCTACGCCATCTTTATCGGAGTTTTTGAGGATCTGACCGGTCAAATCTCGCTTAGACCACCGAGTCATCACAATAATGATGGCTCCACCCGGCTGTAATCGCTGACGAGGGCCGGAAGTGAACCACTCATAGACCCCGTCAAACACTGCGGGGTTAGCTTGCTTGGCTTCCTGCTCAGAATGCGGGTCATCAATGATTAAAAGATCGGCTCCTTTACCTGTGACAGCACCCCCAACGCCAATAGCGAAATAATCACCACCCACGTTAGTATTCCAGCGACCTGCGGCTTTTGAATCGCTCGATAGCTTAGTTTGAAATACCTTCTGATACTGTTCAGATGAAACAAGATTCCTAACCTTTCGTCCAAAACCTGTGGCAAGTTCTGCGGTGTGTGCAGTCTGAATGATCTTCTTCTGAGGAAACTTCCCCAGAAACCACGCAGGCAACAGGAAGGAAGCAAACTCAGACTTGGTATGCCGGGGAGGCATGTTAATGATTAATCTCTTAAGCTCCCCGTTAGCTACCCGCTCAAAAGCATCAGACATGATCTTGTGGTGGGATCCCGATATGAAGATGGGCCACATCTGCGTCACGAAGTACAAAAAGGATTCTTTGGATCTTTCAATTTTGTCCATCTCCAGCAAAGCCTGAATCTTTGCACGGTTCTCCGGCGAAGCCTTGGGAACCATTGCCATGTAGTTCTTAATCTCTGCGTGGGTCAGTAGACTCATAGACGTGCTACAGCCTTTACCGAGGTATCCACCAACTTAATAGCATGGAACTTATAAGGCTTGGTCACAATGTGTCCGTCGGTCTTTAACCGATGAACAATCCTGTGGATATTTGACTTAGATTTCAATCCAATCCCTTTAGCAATAACCTCGTAAGATGGAGATACACCGTGCAACCGAATGTATGCACGGATGAAGTCCAAGACTAGCTGTCTGCGTTTACTCATATGAGGGCACACTGCCCAGTGCGGCGACTAACTGCTCCAGTTTGGTTGTCAACCACAATGTGCCTTCATATAAGTTGGCAGCCGGTACTGAACTCCGGCATCCCCAGCCTCGCAAGACAAGGGTTAACTACTAGATCTCCAAGATGCCGTTAAGGGACTTGCCAACGCATAGCGCCGAACATCCGAGTGTCGTTCGTATGTGCGTATCAGCCTACGCATTCACCAACGTTTGTAGTTTAAACGCAAACACGAACGTTCGCAATACCTTTTCTGAAAATATATATACCCCCGGGGTAGGCGAATTGGAAAGACAAGGGGGGGGTGTTCTGTGGAATGTATTTGGGTGTGTGGATTAGAGCGTATA